CACTGTACGTCAGCACGTCGTTCCGTGGCGGCACGCTTCGTTACCTGCACGTTTCTGAGTTCGGCAAGATATGCGCTAAGTACCCGGATAAAGCCCGCGAAATCGTTACAGGTGCGTTTGAGGCGGTATCAACAGGCTGTTTCGCTACGATCGAAAGCACGGCGGAGGGCCGCGCGGGTTACTTCTTCGATTACTGCCAGACAGCAGAAAAAGCGCAATTGCAGGGCAAGCGGCTATCCCCTTTGGACTGGAAGTTTTTCTTCTTCTCCTGGTGGAAGAATCCGCAGTACGCCATCGACCCGGTAGAACCGCTCCCGCAGCGCCTGGTTGATTACTTTGCCGAGATGGAGGCAAAGCACGGCGTCACGCTGAACGAGCGGCAGAAGGCCTGGTACTTCGCCAAGGAGAAGACGCTCGGCGACGATATGAAGCGCGAGTATCCGACCATCCCGGCGGAGGCGTTCCAGCAGTCGGTTGAGGGTGCTTACTACGCCAAACAGTTCCGCTGGCTCTACACCAATAAGCGGATCGGTACATTGCCCGATAACTCGCATCTGCCGGTGCATACCTTCTGGGATATCGGCGTGGGCGACTCCACGGCTATCTGGTTCGTGCGTGAGGTTGGGGAGGAGTTCCATGTTATCGACTACTACGAAAACTCAGGTGAAGGCCTGCGGCACTACATGAAAGTGCTGAAGGACCGCGGCTATGAGTACGGAGAACACTGGGGGCCGCACGATATCGAGAACCGCGAATTCGGCTCTGACGCCAAGTCCCGCAAAGAACTGGCGCGGGAAGGGTATGAAATCGACGGTCAGAAGTATTCCATGACCTTCAAGGTGGTGCCGAAAACAGGCGTTGACACAGGCATTGAGTCGGTGCGCGAGCTGCTGCCTAAGTGCGTCTTTGACGAGGATAGGTGCGCCGAAGGCATCACCCACCTGGAGGGCTACCGCAAAGAGTGGGACGACAAGCGCGGGTGCTGGAAAGATAAGCCTCTTCACGACGCAACATCACACGGTGCTGATGGGTTCCGCTACTTTGCCGTGGCGAAGAACAACCATAAGAAAGTCGGCGCCATATTCTTCTAAGGAGCACCAGTGAATCTACAACCTCGGGAAAATTTTCTCGTTAATGCGCTGGCTGCTACCGTCGGCCGCCTGCGATCGATGTATGCCGGGATAAACGGCAACACGAAACGCACGAAGCTGTGGGACGAGTTCGGTTATCCGGATCAGGTCGGCTTCGAGCAGTACTACCGGGCCTATGAACGCAACGCCGTAGCACATGCCGCAGTGCATAAGCTGCTGGACAGCTGCTGGGTAGATAATCCGACCATCATTGATGGCGATGGCTCTAAAGAGGCCACGCAAACCACGCCGTGGGAACAGCAGGTTACTAAGCTGCTGAAAAAGCACTGGCCGAAAATTAAGGATGCGGATCGGAGAAACCTGATTGGCCGCTATTCAGCGCTACTTATCCAGTTCAAAGACGGTCGCGAGTGGCATTTGCCGGTAGACCGTGCGCTGGTCGGCAGCCTAAAAGAGGCCGCAATAGTCAGGCTTATCCCTGCATGGGAATCGCAGATTAAACCGGGTGACTTCGACACCGACACGATGTCGGAAACCTACGGCCAACCGGTCAATTACAACTTCAACGAGCAGCCGGTCGGTGATGATGGCACTTACGGCCCGGTGCGCGGAGTAACCGTACATCCGGACCGCATCATCATCCTCAGCGAGGGCTCTGAAGACGAGAACATGCTCTCTGGCGTACCTTTCCTGCGCGCTGGCTATAACAAACTACTCGACCTGGAGAAAGTGTCCGGCGGCAGCGCGGAAGGCTTCCTGAAGAATGCCAGCCGCCAGCTGGGTATCGCGTTCGATAAAGATACCGATATAGCAACATTGTCTTCTCAGGCTAAAGAGGCCGGATTTAAAGACCTCGGTGATGCTCTTAACGACAAAGTAGGGCGAATGAACCGCGGTACTGATGCTGCGTTGGTCATGCAAGCCGGGGCGCCTTCAGTGCTATCGGTCGCTGCCGCTGATCCGCAGCCAACATGGACAGTGACCGCCAATGAGTTCGTCGCATCTATTCAATGTCCGTTCACCATTCAATTTGGCCAGCAGACAGGCCGACTGGCATCTGATGAGGACAAGAAGGACTGGGCAAAGCGTTGTAATGGCCGACGGTGGGGATTTCAGTCTGCTGTTGTCACAGCAGTGATTGAACGCTTCTGGATGGTGGGCGCAATAGAGCCACCTATATCCGGTGAAGTCACACTGGCCTGGTCCGACTTACTCGCTCCGAGCGAAAAAGAGAAGATTGCCAATATGCAGGCAATGGCCGAAGTAGCGCAGAAAACGCAGCAGGCCTACGGCACACCGGCCATTGAGGCTAACGAGGTGCGCGCTGTGGGCGAGCTGGAGCCGCTGAAAGAGTCCGAACTGCCTGACCCTTACGCTAAACCACCCGGTAAGGATCCGCTGACAGATGACGACGACAGCGATTAACCGGATCGGGACGCCAATAATACCGCGTAACAAAGCCGATCCCACTCAGTCAGCCCGACAGGTTGGCCGGATGTTCCGTGATATCGATGAGCGGTATCTGACCATCAAGCGAAGGCTAAAGGAGCTGTTTGATGAGCGCATGACGGGTGTGGCAAGTGCGGTTAATGTCCAGCGGGGCTTTATGGCCTGCAACAACGATAACGCGCCAGCAACGCTCTACCAAGTCAATGCCGGAACGTTCATCTACGATATGACCGCGGCGCAGCTGGCCGACCTGTTGCAGATCGTCCAGACCATTCTCGACGATGCGCTGCTTGAGGGCGGCAGCCAGAATCTGTGGTCGCTGGGCTACGTTGGCGCTGAGTATGAGCGCGGTACGCTGCAGGCGTTTACCAACCTGTCTGCGCAGTCGCAGGTTTACGCGCAACAAACCTCGCTTGCTCAGGTGCTGAGCAGCCCGGCCTTACAGAACCAGATAGCCGCCGCATATGTTGCGACTTACAGCGAATGGAAAGGTATCAGCGATGCGGCTCGCTCTGACCTTGCGAGCGTAATCTCCAATTCGATTGGGCGAGGCATCAATCCTCGGGAAACGGCTGGCATCATCAGTAAGCGCCTCAATGTCTCTATGTCCAGTGCGAAGAACATCGCGCAAACCGAGCAGGTAGGGGCATTGCGCGAGGCTCAGTGGCTGGAGACTGATTGGGCGCGGGAGCGGCTCGGACTAAATACCATGCTGCTGCATATCTCAGCCCTCAAACCAACCACTCGTACCACGCACGCTTTCTGGCATGGGAAAACTCGCACAACCGAAGAGGTGCGCGAGTGGTATAGCATCGATGGGAACCGGAATCGATGCTATTGCGGCCAGGTACCCTGCATTGTCGATGGTGATGGTAAGATTGCTAACGAAGGCCTGAATGAACGATTGGATAAAGAAAGGGCAAAATGGTATCAATGATTAATATTTATTGATCGAGATAAAATTATGCCAAAAAAAATTGGAGTTCTCTTTAAAGTGTTTTCTAAGAAAAAATTCAAAGATGATTTTTTGGATGGCAGTCTATACATGAATACAATCGACTACTTCCGGAAATATGAAGAAGACTTAGAGGATAACATTGCCGATAGATTTGAAGCTCTTTCATGGTGGTTGCAACCGAATGATGCAATCATCGAATTGGAGTGTAATGGTGAAAAAATCACTTTGAGCCATAAGGATTTGGCAGCCCCGAGTACATTGAGAAGATACAAGTATGATTGTGCGAATATTTATTGCATGACGCATTTGCACTCGCGCGACATTGATACTTCCTGCGTTAAAAGCGGACAAGAAGAAAAGCTTCTTGAGAGCTATTTTATCCTTCCGCCTGAAATCGAAAATTTGGGTAAATATTTAGTTATGATTTTTGAACCTGTTTCTTTTTTGGATAGGGTGAAAGAAAAATCTTTTGAGTTGGCGGAAGAGATCGGCTTGAAAACTTTCATGGCTGGGCAGGTGACTTATTATGATGAGAAAAATAGTAGTCTTGTTTTAGATGATGATTTTGATTCTGTGTTTCACAAGCAAAGCAAGTTCTCTCACCAGTCAGAGTTCAGGTTGTGCCTAATACGTGATAATCCGGAAAATGAGAGAATTGTATTAAATATAGGAAGTATTAGGGATATTGCTATTGAAATGGAAACGAAAGACTTCAACAGAATAATAAAACTTAGCCGAGGATAAAAATCATGGCTGGCTTAGGCCAGCTTTTAAAGAAAAAAACTCCACTGAGGATCCAGCATGAAACGCAACCGCGTTAACGTGCTGACCGTCGTCAACTCCGCTTCAAACATCACCACAGAAACTATCGACGGCAAACCACATATCGTGGTTCGCGGCATCACGCCTGTTGTCGACGATATCGTGATGAACCGGAAGTTGTACCCGGCAGCCGAAATAGCAAAAGCCTACAACACGCTCGAGCGCAATCCGATGCCGTTTGGTCATCCGAAGGTGGACGGCAAGCACGTGTCTGCCCGTGACGTCCGTGCGGTGAATAACTACCACGTTGGGGCATGGTTCCAGAACGTGACCCACAACAGCGGGAGGGTGTCGGGCGATATGTACGTCGATCGCCAGTACGCCGAGGGTAGCGAGAAGGGCAAGCGCCTGATTAACCGGCTGGATGAGATGGCTGCTGGCACCAACGTCGACCCGATTCACATCTCAACCGGGCTGCTTTATTCCGGGATCGCCGCTAACGGTGAATCCAAAGGCAAAAAGTACAACGAAATCGCCACCAACATGGTGTTCGACCACGTAGCTGTACTGCTGGACGAGCCTGGTGCTGGCACGCCGGAAGAGGGCGTTGGCATATTCGTGAACGCCGATGGCGAGGAACAGGAAATTGAGGTCGTGAACCTCGCTGATGGTGATTCTCCAGATCTGCAAGACCCCTCATTCAAATCATTTTTCAACCAGCTGAAGGCGTTTTTCAGCGCCAATAGCGATTCCGTCAAAGAGGAAGCAAACCCGATGAAAGAACTCATCACCAATGCGCTGAAAGCGAAAGGCAAAGTCGTTGAAGGTAAGACCGAAGCCGAGCTGATGGATGCGTATAACCAGATGGTAGCCGAAGAGGCGGCAGCTAAATCTGAATCGCCTGAAGAGAAGGCCGCTCGCGAAAAGACTGAGAAAGAGGAACGCGAGCGGGCGAACAACAGCGCCGAGCCTCCTGCGTGGTTTAAATCCTTTGCCGACAAACTGACCACCATTGAAAGCGGCTTGGCGGTTAATGCCGACAAAGAAAAGGGAGAAAAACGCGCTGCCGTTAAGGCTAAGTTTGGCCTCGACGATCTGGCCGTGAATGCGCTCGATGGCGCTGCCCTTGATGGCCTGTTTGCTCAGTGCCAGACCTCCATCGGCCTGAATGGCGCACACCGCCAGCAGTCCACCACCAATTCATTCAGCGACATGCCGGAGTAAGTCATGGCTAAAGACGGTAAGCACGTAATTCACGCGGGTGGCATTTTCGCTAACCCGCAACTCCACCGCGAGGGTGCGGCGGCGGCGGCCACTCAGCCCGGCACGATCGGTTTCTTCGACAACACTACGAAGAAGTTCACCGCGTCTGTGGCTGGGAACGAAGACGCCATCCTGTATGTGGCTAACTACGACTACCTGCGCTGCAAAACGGTAGATGACACCATTGCAGCTGGTGAGTGGGTTGTGGCCTTCCATCCTACACCTGGCGTGTTCTTCAACGTTCCGGCGGCGGCTGGCACGTACACCAAAGGGCAGCCGCTTTCTATCGTGAATGGTCGCGTAAAACTGAAGGCCGCAGATGAGTCAATCCGCGCTTTCGTGGAAGAAGACCGCTCAACCACCATTGCGACAGCGGGCGACCTCCTGCGCGTTGTCATTAAGTAAGGAGCACCGCATGTTTGCATTTTCTACCCGCCAGGCGACTGAGACCCGGAACCTTGAGGCTAACACTGCTCAGTTCCAGGAATTGCAGTTTGCCCGTAATTCCAGCGCTCAGGCAGTTGCTGACTTCATTGCACGCACTCGCGCCCGCAGTGCGGCTGCTAACGCTCCTGTACTGGATGCCGTTAACGCAGTCGATGACATCCGTCGCCTGTACCGGGCGTATGACCAGACAGTCTTGGCTGAATTCCAGCCAACCACTGAGTTCACACTACTGAACGACCTGATGCCACTGTCACGCTCCGTCCGCCTGGAAGAATCGGTATATGAGTATGCGCGAACTGGTGGCCGTGGCTGGGCGCATACCTCCATGTCAGGTCAGATTGGTGCGGCTCTGGATGCGAAAAGCTATACCTTCGACGGTACGATGGTTCCCATCCATGACAGCGGCTTTAAATTCAACTGGCGCGATCCGGTGTTTAACAAAGGCTCTGCTCTGTCTTCGCTGGCTGATGCCCAGTCTGGATCAGTTGAAGATGTCCGCCGTCAGTACGTTGACTACATCTGGGGCGGTTTCCGCGATGCAGCTGGCAACTTCATTAACTTCGACGGAAAGACCTGGAAAGGCCTTCGTGCTGATGAGCGCGTTGCGCAGGTGACTTTGAATCTCAACTTCACCACAAGCACCGATCCAGAAGCTATGCGCGCAGAAGCTATCCGCCTACGCGATGTTCTTAAACTGCTCAACCTGCAATACGGGCAGCAGACCTGGTATGTTTCTGGCGACATCACCTCTAATCTCGAAAAGCACCGCATTTCTAATAACTATGCAGCGCCAACGGTGATGGAAGACCTGCTGAAGCTGACAGGAATTGCTGCGATCAAAGAAGACGCCAAGCTCACCGGCAACCAAATTCTGATTGTTCCTCTGGCTGCTGGCGTCATCGCGCCTATCGTCGGTCAGGCGTTCGGCACCGTTGCCGATCCGCGCCAGTTTTACAACAGCGATTACGTATGGCGTACCTGGGGCGCTGCCGGTCTGATGGTCAAGCAGGACATCAACGGCAAGTTCTCCGTCATTTACGCTTCCAGCTAAGAGGTCACCATGGCACTTGTGAAAATTCTCTCTGCGAATCTGTTCGCGGGTGCCAGCTTCCAGAAACTGGAGGCTGGCGTGGTATACGACGTTGACGATGAGATCGCTGCCAAGTGGATTGCCGAGGGCAAGGCTGAGAAGACCAGCGAGAAGAAGGGCGAAAAGCTGGCCTTTGAGGTGGCAACGCCTTCTGCTCCTGTGTCCGCTGGTTCATCAGCCCTGCAAACTCAGCTCGAAGCGGCGCTGGCTGAAGTGCAGGAACTGAAA